TGATGAGTTATCGGTGGCGAGTGATGAACATTTCCCCAAATATGTTCTGGGAATAATTCAAGCCATGTTTTTAACGTAGTTGTTTTCAGCATAGGATAACTATTTCTAACAATAGCAAATCTGGTATATCTAATTCCATCTCTGGGACTAGGCTTCTGCTGGATAGCTCTTCTGAAAACTTCAGCACAACAAGCATAACTCTTACCAGATCCAACAGCTCCCATAATCCCTCTAACAAAACTATTAGATTTCATAAATTGAGCTACAGTAGGACTTTCACTAAAATCCCATTTAAGACTAGCTGGAGTAAGAGGATCAACTTTTTTTGTCATGTAAATACCTTTCTAATTCATAACTCGACATTCCTTTGGGACTTTCAATTTCATCATATCCAAACCTAGATTGTTCAAACATCGATACCTTCCCAACTTTACTTGCCTTACCTTTTAAATCATCCATCTTGTCGATGAAACCTTGTGGATAATCTATAAACATTTCGTTATTTTTTTTGTTTTTCATCTGGCATAACCATCTCAATATTAACGACTGCTGGTTTATCTACTTCCTTTTCTTCATCTAATAATCCAGCACTCTTAGCCAATAACTGCATCAGCCTAACCTTATCGTAAAGTTCTACTTCAATTTGATTACCAGCCTTTGTTGGTGTAACTTTAATCTTCTTAATCGCATCTAATGACGTTTCTGGTATATCCTTGATCTCTTTTATCCATACCTTTTCGCCTTTCCACTCAATAACGTCAGTAATTTTAGTAGAAGCCATCTGAAGCATCGCCAGAGCTAGTTCATCCCTGTTGTCATAGATTAATCTAGATCCTTTTAATCGCTTCTGGATAGCTCCTATGCCACCAAAACGACCTAAGTTTGGAGTTACTCTAGCCATTAGAAGGGAACTTCATCTTTTTTAGGAAATATATTTAACCAAATCTCGCCTTCCTTGTTAGGAATTGGCAAAGCTTCTAGCTTAACAGAAGTGATTTTACCTTCTTTTTCAAAGGCAACTCCCAGTCTTTGCCATCTGGTTTTCTCTTCGCCATCCTTCAAATACTTAGTTCCCTGTGATACGTCATGTAGTATTGCCATAATGTTTCTCCTTTTTTTGTTTTATGGTTTTTTAGAAAATATTTTTGTGAGATACCCCCACGATAGCCACGACCTACTCCCCCCCTATAGTCGTTTTTTGCCACAGATTTATTATTTGCAAAGTCTGCTGTGTATAAATTCTTTAGGAACGTACAGAGTTTGTACAATAATGTCATACCTTTAATTTCCCAGCCAATTGTTTAACTATATCTATTGCTTCTTTAGGATTCTTACTGTTGTTCTTTCTAGCTATGAAGTACTGTAATGAATGAGGTGGTTGTTTATTGTTCTTCTTATTCCATTCAATCAAACTATCTGCATCAGCTTTAAAACTATCAATAGTATAACCAGCTCTGATTACATCTCCAGCTAATTCTACTTGCCTTAGATCATAGCTCCAAGCTCTTCCATAGTGTTTTTGTATAATATTCATATAACTATTACATATCTTTTTCTTTTCAATTTCACTTATACTAATATTACTAGTTAATATTAGATTGTTACTAACAAGCTGGGACTTGTTTTCTGATACAAGCTGGGACTTGTATTTGGTATTCTGGTTTACAAGCTGGAGCTTGTTTTCTATTTTACCATTTACAAGCTGTGGCTTGTTTTTATTTACAGTATTATTTGGCTTTAAGTATCCTTTTTCTATTGGAGAAGTAAGACCATTTCCCAGACTATTCCAGCTTTCTATAGTTTGTTCTGATAACAGATAGGTCTTTAGATCAGCTAATATTCTATCATAAACGAAGAACTCTCTTTCATCTTTTAGGTATCTATCGGCTATTGATTTAGCTAACTCTTCTTGCTTTGGACTAATGTTAGTTCTTACTGGCTTCTTAGTAGCTTGTACTGGCTTTGTAGCTATCTTATCTAGTGTATCTTGAGCTTCTATATCATCTCCTTCAGAGCTATTAGCTATGGCTTGTTCTAAGTTCATTCTAGGATCATATATTATTCTCCACTTAGCTCCTTGTTGACCATAAGGTCTTTTATTATTAGCTTTTCTAAGTCTTTCTATGTAACCGAACTTTACCAGCTTATTCATATGTTGAGATACGGCTTGTTGAGTAGATCCCATAACAGAAGCTAGAGTTTGTTGATTGCAGAAGAATATCCCAGCTCTTGCTGAAGCATGGGCAGAACATAAAGCTAAACATCTAAATGTAGAAGGGAACTGGTTAAATCTGGTATCTCCGAAAGCTCTAGCTGGAACTATCATATAAGGAGCTGGAGCTTGATGTTCTCCTACTGGTGCATCTCTAATTGGATCTGGTGTTATATCTGATTTAAGCATTTATAGTACCAGCTCTAGTTGTTGATCATCATTTTCTATGACTTGTATATCTCTCTGATAACCAGCTAGTTCTCTAGCTCTTAATCTTTTATGTAGAGCTGGATCTATTTCTTTTACTTTATCCATTAAATCCTCGTACTTCTGGTCTAACATTGCCTGTTCTTCTGCTGTTATCATTTTAATTTTGTTGGATTGTGGATGTAAGCTTTACAAACAAGACAGATAAAGCTTTCCCAGAATTGTTCTAGATTATATGTTGCTCCACAGCATTTACATTTAATGTTGATCATATAAATGATGCCTGTCTTGGATCATCTGACATTGGCTTAAATGTAATATCAACCAGCTTATAAGTTCCTTTGAACTTAGATTGTATTGGCTTTGGATTAGGCTTTAATGATGATAGCTCATTAGGTTTAAGTATCATCTGTTCATTATTATGTTTTATTACCAGACCACCTTTTTTTATAGCATTAGATACTTCGTAATCTCTTACAGAAACAAACTTACCTAGCCATAACTTAGTCACTTTCTTTTGCATCATTGCTTTGCTCCAGTTCTATTTTTGAATATAATTTAGGATTTATTTCTATGATCTTAGTTCCTCTATAAAGAGCTTCGACCAGCTTCTTCTTCAGCCTGTAGATATCAGTCTTAAAACCTTTGACATCCTCGACAACTTGACAGCCTTCTTGTCCCTGTAAGCCAGTTTCTTTTACATCTATGTAAGAAAAATCAGCTACATAATCACAGACTTTAACTCCATCGATAATGCATCTAAATCTAGGATGAACTTCTAAATGTGTAATATCTCCATACTTAAATCTTGGGAGTAGGGAGTGTTGATAGTGTTTTGCTTCAGCTAAACTATCGAATGTATAACCATCCAGCTTAACTTTTTTATTTTTAAATTTTGAAAAAGATTTAGGAAACATGACCAGCTAACCTTTGCTTGGCTTCCAATCGTTCCATCTTTTCATAATTGTTCCCAAATACTTCCTTCCGACAGATGATCTCCACCAATGTGGATGTTGATCTATGCTGGTTTTTTGCTTCAACTTCCAAAGCTTCCTTGAGTTCTTTCGATACTCGGCAGAATAAGACAACTTTTTCACTCATAATTTCTCCAATAATCCAAGAGTTTCTGTGGTTTTTTAATAAAATCGCACAAACTCTGTTAGTTACTACTTGATATTGATAGCATTATGATATATTTATTAATAGATGTACAAAGTGTGTACGTTACGTTTTAATAAAACAGGAGATAATTTATGAAGCTTACACCAATTTCAAATCAAGAAATAATCGAAGAAGCATATACTGATTATTGTGATGGAGTTGATACTCCTCTTGATCAAGATGCTTGGATTAAAACTGACGAAGCAAAGCAATCAATCAAAATGTTTCAGTCTTTGTTAGGCATTAGAGAAAACTAATGTGGAACTCTAAATACATAATTGGTTCTGGCAGTAAAAATAAGATGTACTGCCTTTACCATTCTTTTGATGACTATAGTTCGTCTGGTCTTATTCCTAGATGCCATCATGTATCTAATCTTTCTACTGACTATTCTAAGGCTATCAGTAAGGCAAAACAGATTGCCCAGCCAGATTGGAACTTAATAATTTCAAAAAATCCTGTAATCCTTGACGATATTGTTAGGGATGGCAGTTCTAAAAAACCTACCTACAATAATTTTTATGTTGATGATCCTGTAGTTACATATCCAGCTAGTTCTTTTGTTGGTGCTGTAGGAGAAACAGTTTCATTAACATTAGGTGTAACAGACAGTTTTTACTTTGATGGTCATTTTGGAAGATCTCTTTGTACTAAGTTTGTTGATCTGTCGCACAATATATATACGACCTACAGTTCAGCTAAGTTCGTTAGAGAACTTACAGTAGGCGATACAATTCATTGTACTGCTGAAGTATCAGCTCACA